CTTCAACTCTTGCACCAGCCTTTTCTTCCACACCACTGTCGCCTCGAGGCTCAACCTCGAGCCCACGGACTGGTTCATAAAGGTTTGCGGGGATGATGGGTTCGTGGTCGGCCCGGAAAACTTGGTGGGGGACTATTCCAGGGAGTTCGTCAACGTGGCGGCTCAACTCGGTTTCATCTCAAAGACCGAGACAGGGGTTCTATGTGGGGATGGCAACCGGGTGTCTTACTGCTCCCGGCATGTCTACGCCTGGTATGAGGGGCCCGACGTGGTGGTGGGGTTTCCCCGTCTCCTCGGAAAGGCTCTCCTCTGCCTCAACCACACAGTCAAGAAGCCCCACGACAAGCCCGCCTACGTCAGGGCCAAGTGTACGTCGGACGCCATGTGGGCCCGGGGCTGGCCTATCATACAGGCCCTGGTGGTCGGCACCATGGAGTGGGAACCCGTGGCTAAAGCCGGTTTGGAGGTGGACCGGGACATAGCACACCGCCTATTGGGATACGAAGCCGAGGGCCTCGACAAGAGGTCTTTGTATCCCGCTGCAAAGGCTGCCGCGAGAGCGGTTGACATCAGCTGGCTCGAGCCCTCGGCCGAGACCAGGCAGGAGTTTTACGCCCATACTGGCGTAAGCCCTGATCAGCAGATCACCATGGAGCAGATCCTTCGCACAAGGGCCTCCAGAGGCGACTCTTTCCTCGATTACGAGGTCGGGGACCTTCTTCAGCTTCGCTGAGGAGGGTCGGCGCATTTAGCCACCAGAGCTTCGGCTTGCGCTGGGCGCCAGGGCCCCTAAAATCCGGTTCACAACCGGTGCCCTAACCCGTTTGTGGGTGACAGTGTGAATTTTGTACTATATCTATGTTCTGTATGATATGCAACAGGGCCGTCCTAGTATTTCCATCTCTCCTATCAATTTCCAAGCCACCGGCGATTGTAATATAACTTCACCCGTCGGCAAGCTTGGTTGTTCTTGCTTCTGTTGGAAACATGGCACCAAAGATGGGTTCGGCTCTGGTCTACAACTCGGGCGCAAAGAAAGGGAGTCAAGTGTCGCAGAAACAGGGGACAGGCGGGTTGCCGGTTTCACAGGTCAATTTCGGCAAGCGCAACAGCTCCAAGCAGCAGCAGCGCTCCAACATGCCGAACGTGTCAGTGGAGAGCCGGAAACACGACTACCTGTCGATGTGTCACGATCCCCAGAAAGCGCCTTCAGCCCTACCCCCGGTGGTCCTCCCTGCTAGGGCCATCGCCGATAAGCTCTACAACGAGACCCTGTTGTCCACCGACGCCAACGGAAACGCTGGCATCTTCATTCGGCCGCGACCAACAGGAATGGTTTTGACAGTCGCCACCTGGACGGGTACGACTCCCGCAACGTACTCTCTGGCTGATGCGTCCCAAACTGCCTCCTTCAACACCAACTTCCAGGGGTATATTCCCCTTTGTGTTGAGGTAGTCGCCCGATACACTGGTTCAATCCAGTCCACTTCCGGGCGGTTTTATGGTCAGGTGGGCGTGCCGGGGAATTCAACTGCGGTCAATGTCGTCAATTTCCCACAGGAGGATTTCGGCTGCGAGTCCCTTGCCGCGGACGGGGCGAGCTGCACGTGGTATTCTACATCACCCGTTTGGAACAATCCCCAGGCTAACAACCTGAGTACCGATCCAACCGAATGGGGTGACACCACAATCTGTGTGGCCCTCGTGGGCGGTCCAGCTTCAATAACCAATCTCGTTTCCATCGGAGTCTACTTCCACTTCGCTGCTTTCCCCAAGTCCGGTGTTGTTGGCCTAGTGCCGTCAGACATCACGGCAGACAACAATGCTGCCCTCATAGCCGGCTTGATGTCGGCAGCCACTACCGGCCCTTACGCGGCCGCCATGTCGGCTGTTGACAGGGAGAAGCACAGACGCAAGGGCCTGAAAATCCAGGATGTCATCCGCGTAGGAGGAAAAGTGTTGGGAACAATCTCACCGTATCTTGGCAAGGGCGCGGACGCGGCTTCACTTCTCGCCGCTCTCATGGTCTGAACTTGATACACTGTTTGCAC